AATCGGCCGCGGCGGGAGTACCTCGGCGGCTCGCGCCTGGGCGATCCTTGCACGCGGCGGCTGCAATACGAGCACCTCGATGTGCCGCGTGACCCGGGCACGGACGACTCGGGCCGGACGCTGCGGATCTTCGCTGTCGGTCATGTGTTCGAGGACCTCGCAGTCGGCTGGTTGCGCCAGGCCGGGTTCGATCTGCGGACCCGTAACCGGACCGGCGAGCAGTTCGGCTTCTCCGTCGCGGGAGGACGCATCCAGGGGCACATCGACGGCGTGATCGTCGCCGGCTCCGGCATGGTCGCCACGCCAGCGCTCTGGGAGTGCAAGTCGGCGAACGCGAAGAACTGGCGCGACATCACCCGCCGCGGCGTGACGCTGGCCAAGCCGGTCTACGCCGCACAGGTCGCGCTCTACCAAGCCTACATGGGCCTGACCGATACGGCGGCCCTGTTCACCGCGGTGAACAAGGACACGAGCGAGCTGTACCACGAGTTGGTGCCGTTCGATGGTGCGCTTGCCCAAGCCACCAGCGACAAGGCAGTACGCGTGCTGCGCGCGTGCGATGCCGGCGAGTGGCTTCCGCGCGTAGCGGCCGAGGCGGGACATTACGAGTGCAGCTACTGCCCGTGGCAGACGCGGTGCTGGTCATGAGCGCCGCCCCGATCGCTCCCGTGCCCGTGTTGCCGGACGCGAGCATGATCGCCGCCTACGCCGACATCGTCTTCGGCTACTGCGACGGCTGGGTTCCGGTGCGCGCATTGGCCGAGAAGGGCACGCCTGACCAGCCGCCGCACACGCCATTCATCGCCGCCGACAGGGAACTGGCGGCCAAGCTCGTTGTGCAGGCACGCTGGGCAGCAGAGGCCGGCGTGGCGCTCTACGTCGTGCCGGGCACAGTCGCCGCTCCCGGCGATGCCAAGGCCAACGACGTCGTGCGCACCCAGGTGGTGCTGGTCGACATCGATGCCGGCGACATCGCCGCCAAGCGCGCACACCTGGTGCAACATCTCGGAGTTCCGAGCCTGGAAGTCGCCTCCGGCGGCATCACGGCGGAAGGCCAACGCAAGCTGCATCTCTACTGGCGGCTGATGGAGCCCGCCGAAGGCGATGATCTCGCCACGGTCTGCCGGCTGCGCCACGCCATCGCGGTGAAGGCCGGCGGTGATCCGGCGTTTCGGTCCGCCCACCAGCCGATCCGCGTTGCCGGGTCGGTCCACGCCAAGGGCGGCACACCGCGGCTGGTTGAGATCCTCGCCACCGGCGGTGCCGACCGGGCGCTGGCTGTGTTCGCCGAGGCCGTCATGGCGATGCCTCCCCTGGTCGGGGAAGGTGGAGCCGCGGCCAGCAACGATGGTACTGATCCACTCAACTTCAACGGCGCCGGCGCGTCGCACGGTGACGTCGGCAGCCTGTTTGGCCAGCGCATCCGCGAAGGCGGTGCAGACGGGACCACGCGCTTCGAGGCGCTGTCGCGGGTCATCGGCTACTGGATCCGCCGCTGCCGCGAGGGCCACGTCACCCCGGCTCAGGCCTGGCAGGAGATCAGCGACTACAACGCGGCCCGTATCGACCCGCCCTGGCCAGAAGAGCGCCTCCGGCATGAGGCCGAACAGCTCTGGCGTCGCGATGCCACCCAGCACGGAAGCGACCCGGCCGGCGAGGCCGATGCCGCCATCGAGATCAATGCCGATGACGATGACATCCTGCCAGTCGGCTTCACCGAAGACGCGCTGGCTGCCGACTTCAGCACCCTCCACGGCGAGGATTGGCGCCACGTCGCCGTGTGGGGCGCCTGGCTGACCTGGACCGGGGCTCGCTGGGAGCGCGAGGGCACGCTGCGCGCCTTCGACCTCGCCCGCAGCGTGTGCCGCGCTGCCGCCAATCGCGCCAACACCATGAAGGTCCGCGCCAAACTCTCGCAGGCCTCCACCGTCGCAGCCGTCGAACGGCTCGCCCGCGCCGATCGCCGGCATGCCACGACCGCCGAGGTCTGGGACCGCGATCCCTGGCTGCTCAACACTCGCACCGGTGTCGTCGATCTGCGCGCCGGCACACTCGCGCCGCACGACCGCACCCTGGCCATGACCAAGATCACCACCGCGGCGCCGCAGGGCGACTGCCCGATCTGGCTAGGCTTCCTGGCTCAGGTGACCGGCGGCGATGCCGAGTTGCAGGCCTATCTCCGCCGCGTGGTCGGTTATGGCCTCACCGGGGTCACCACCGAGCACGCGCTGTTCTTCCTCTACGGGACCGGCGCCAACGGCAAGTCGGTGTTCGCCGGCGCGCTGACCGAACTGCTCGGCGACTACGCCACGGTCGCGCCGATGGACACATTCATGGCGACCAATGGCGACCGCCATCCGACCGACATGGCGGGGCTGCGGGGCGCTCGCATCGTCACCTCGATCGAGACCGAGCAGGGCAGCCGCTGGGCGGAGAGCAAGCTCAAGGCACTGACCGGCGGCGATCGCATCACTGCGCGGTTTATGCGGCAGGACTTCTTCGAGTTCACCCCGCAGTTCAAGCTGATGGTCGCGGGCAACCACAAGCCGTCGATTCGCAACGTCGACGAGGCGATGCGCCGACGGCTGCACATGGTGCCGTTCACCGTCACCATCCCGCCGGCGAAGCGCGACAAGCAGTTGCCAGCCCGACTGCTCGCCGAGCGCGACGGCATCCTGGCCTGGGCGCTCCAGGGCTGCCTGGAATGGCAGCGCATCGGCCTGCGCCCACCGACCACCGTCATCGCGGCAACCGACGAATATTTCGAAGCGGAGGACGTACTGGGCCGCTGGCTCGCGGAAGCCTGCGAGCGCAGCGCCAATCAGATCGAGCTCACCGGGGCACTGTTCGCCTGCTGGAAAGCATGGGCGGAGGCCGGCGGCGAGTACGTCGGGTCGATGAAACGCTTCTCCGAGGGGCTGACGAACCGCGGCTTCGACCAGCACCGCGAGGGCAGCGGTCGATATCACCGCGGCCTGCGCCTCCGCCAGCCCATCACCCCCGCTGACCCCATGCAGTTCTGACCGAGGAGATCGGGTATGCAAGCTACTGAAATCACGCCCGTATTCGTTTCGATGACGGATATGACGGGTTGTACCCAAACACCCGTTACGCGCGTGCGTGCGTGCGCGTGTAACGGGGATTACCGAACAACCCGTCATATCCGTCATCGTAATGAACAGCCATCGAACATCCTCGCCCTTGACCTCGGCACTACGACCGGCTGGGCACTGCGCACGAGCGACAGCCGCATTACCTCCGGCACCATCACCTTCAAACCGAGCCGGTTCGAGGGCGGAGGCATGCGCTACCTGCGCTTCCGGCGCTGGCTGGCCGAGATCGCCGACTTGGCCGGCGGGCTGGGGCGCATCGCTTTCGAGGAGGTCCGCTCCCATGCCGGCACCGACGCGGCGCACATCTATGGCGGCTTCCTCGGGCAACTGACGGCATGGTGCGAAGAACGCGCGATCCCCTACGAGGGCGTTCCAGTCGGGACCATCAAGCGCTTCGCGACCGGCAAGGGCAACGCTGGCAAGGAGGCGGTGATCGCCGCCATGCGAGCCCGCGGCTTCGCGCCGGCAGACGACAATGAGGCCGACGCACTGGCCCTGCTGCTGTGGACCATCGAGGTCCAGGGAGGCGTTCGGTGAGGCTCCCCGGTGCACCACTGCCACCACGGTGCTCGTTGGACCGGACCTGCAGCGCCACCACCGCGCCCGAGATGGACAGCATGCGTCGCCGCGCCTGGCACGAGCAAGGAATCGCAGCCCTGCCCGTCAGCGACATTACCGATCCCTGGCTGCGTCAGGCCATCACCAACGAAGCCACGCGGCGCTGGGGCGCGCGCAGCACAGGAGGGAATTATGACCGCTAAGCGGAAGGCGAAGCGTGCAGTGGCCGAGCACGAGGACCTGTCGAAGCCGACGAAGTGGCGGATGCAACATGGCGAGTTTGCACCGCCGAGCCATGACACTGACCCCGAAACGGGCCTGGTGGTCACACACCATCGCTCCGTCGACACACTCGGCATGATGCTGGCCAACGGGACGATCACGCAGGAGATGCATGACGCCGGAGGGCGATTTCGTGCGCTGTTCCGACGTGCTGCACTGGATTCGCTGAGCAGCTCAGCTCTGGTGCGACTGCCGGGCAAGACCGCGCATTCCCTGTCGGATGACCAAATCGATGCCCGGCGTCAATTGGGCGAAGCGATCGACGTGCTCGGTGGGCACGGCAGTGCAGCGGGGTCGTGCGCGTGGCACATTCTTGGACTGGAGACATCGATCCGGGAGTGGGCCATCCGTTGCGGTTGGGGCGGTCGCATGGTGACGCCTCCGCATGCGCAAGGAATGCTGGTGGCGACGCTCAGTGTGCTCGCGGGACATTTCGGTCTCTCCGCACGGCCGCGGGCAGCGTGATGATGGCGCAGACACGAGTGGTGACGAAGAAATCCCGCAACTTGCGTAATCAAGCGAAGATAAGCGCAGGAATGTCGCGTTGCGCTGTGGAACCCGGAAAGAGTATGCTGTTGATAGGTCAAGAGAGTGTGAACCACCCTCTTCCACCGGGCAGGACGGCCTTTCATCTGCCATCGTTTCTGGATCATCCCCTTGCCTTGGAAGCCGCCCATCCACCGTCCGCCCGGCTGGCAGCGGGCGAAGCGGGTGCGTACTGATGCCCTCGACCGTGCCTACGGCACCCAGGCCTGGCGCAAGCTCGCCGCCGCGGTGATCGTTCGTGATCGAGGCATCTGCCACATCTGCGGCAAGCCCGGCGCCGATACCGCTCACCACCTCGTCGAAAAGCGGCGCGGCGGCACCGACGACCCCGCCAACCTTCGGGCAGTCCATCGCGGTTGTCATAACGGCGCCCATGGGGGAAGGGGGTTTTTCGACAAGCAAGATCCGTGCCTGCGACCGGCATTGGCTTTTGCGTATCCGTGGCCAAAATGAAGAAGGGGGGGATAGGCGATGCCGGACGGCGGGAAGCCGCGTGACCTGGCGGTCGAATACCGCCCGCTCGACAGCCTGACGGGCTACGCTCGCAATGCCCGCACCCACTCCGATGCGCAGATCGCCGAGATCGCCGGTTCGATCCGTGAGTTCGGCTTCACCAACCCGGTGCTGGTCGCCGAAGACGGCACGCTGATTGCCGGCCACGGCCGCGTTCTCGCCGCGCGCAAGCTCGGCATGAACGAGGTGCCGGCGATCGTGCTGACCGGCCTCTCCGAGACGCAGCGCCGCGCCCTGGTCCTCGCCGACAATCGCATCGCCATCAACG